CGCCGCAAGTCCGAGGTGGATATCTCGCCGCTTGTGGCCGTGACCCTCGCGGTCGGGGCCTACGGCCTACACGTGGAAGTCGACCCGCTGAGTCAGATCGAGTGAGGAGGTGCGAGGCGTGAGTGATCGTGTGACGACTGCACTCGAGGTGCTGGGCCTGGCCGCCGTTTCGGTCGGGGTCGGTGTCCATGACATCGGCGCGGGTCTGGCCGTGGCCGGCGCCGGGCTGCTGGCTGTCGGTATCTTCGGGGCTCGCGCGTGAGCCTGTTCGCGAAGCCTCGCCCGCAGGAGTCGCGGGCCATCACGTATCAGCAGGTCTGGGGGTCCGGCGGCGACTGGATGCCGGCCGGGGTCGCGTCGGCGGATCAGGCGATGCGCCTCGCCGCCGTGCGGGCGTGCGTGCGCCTCATCGCGGATTCGGTGGCGTCCCTGCCGCTCGACCTGTACCGGCGCAGCCAGGACGGCCGCACCGAGCAGATCACCCCCTCGTCGCTGCTGACCGACCCGTCCACCGTCGTGAGCCAGTTCGACTGGCTGGTGCAGTGCGTCGCGTCTCTGCTGCTCGACGGGAACGCCTACGGGCTGATCACGTCCCGCCGGCTCGGGTGGCCGTCGTCGATCGAGTGGCTGGACCCGCGCACCGTCGAGGTGGACCGGGTCGGGTTCCGGGTGACGTACAAGATCGACGGGGTCGACGTCCCATCCGACGACGTGGTGCACGTGCGTAACATCGTGCTTCCCGGCGCGGTGAAGGGGATCTCGGTCGTGCAGGCGAACGCGGACGTGATCCGCCTCGGCCTGGAGGCGCAGCGGTTCGCCCTCGACTTCTTCCTCGGCGGTGGGCATCCCACCGGCGTGATCGAGTCCGACCAGCCGTTCGAGAAGGGCACGGGAGAGCAGGTGTCGGCCCGGTTCGTGGACCGTTCCAAGAAGCGCGGCCCGGTCGCCCTGGGCCACGGGTTCAAGTACAAGACGATCCAGGCGACCCCGGACACGACCACGATCGAGATCTCGCGCATGGTCACGGCGGACGTGACTCGGTGTTTCGGGCTGAACCCCGAGAACATCGGCGGCTCGGGTGGGAACTCGATGACCTACGCGAACGTCGAGCAGAAGACGTCGGACATGGTGACCTTCGCGCTGCGGCCCGTGTTCACCCGCATCGAGCGGGCCCTGTCGGCGCAGCACCCGGACCCGGAGTTCGTGCGGTTCAACGCCGACGCGATGGTGCGTACCGACCTGTTGACCCGCTACCAGGCGCACGAGATCGGCATCCGGTCCCGGTTCCTGACCCAGTCCGAGGCGCGCGACCTCGAGGACCTGCCGCACATCGCGGGCACCGACCAGCTGGCGCCGCTCGCCGAGTCCGCCGCCAAGCGTCAAGACGCGACCGAGCTCGCGCAGATCATCCAGAAGCTCTACCTCGGGGTCGACGTCGTCCTGACCGCCGCCGAGGCCCGCGCCATCATCGGCCTGACTGGCGACCTCCCCCCGCCGTCGCTGCCGCAATGAGCACCCACGCACGCGATCCCCGGAGGTCGACTGACATGCGAGAGACCAGGTTCCTGCGCCGCCCCGAAGCGGTCGCTGAGCTGCGAGCGAAGGGCGACGGGAAGCTGCCCGCGATCGCCGGGTACGCCGCCGTGTTCGGGCAGTACTCCCAGAACCTCGGCGGGTTCGTCGAGATGATCGCCCCCGGCGCGTTCGACCGGGTGCTGCGCGACCCGAACCGTGAGGTGCTGGGCCTGTTCAACCACGAGAACGACATGGTGCTCGGCGCCCGTTCGTCGGGCACGCTCACGCTCGCGGTGGATGAGGTGGGCCTGTCGTACAACATCGACACCCCGGACACGACCACCGGCCGCGACCTCGCCGTGCTCGTCGAGCGCCGCGACGTCACCGGGTCGTCGTTCTCGTTCACGGTCGCCGCGGACGGGGTGACGTGGTCCGAGACCGAGCAGGGCTACCCGCTGCGCGTCATCGAGAACGTGGCCGCCCTGTACGACGTGGGCCCCGTGTCCTCACCCGCGTACCTCGGCACGCAGGAGGCCGACACCTCGGTCGCGCTGCGCTCGCTCGCCGACGCCGTCGACCGCCCCCTCGCAGACATCATCGCTGCCGCTGAACGCAACGAGCTGCGCTCGATGCTCGCGGCCGAAGATCCCGCAGGAGACCCCGACCCTGACGCCCCGGGAGACCCCGACGCGTCTCGGTTGGTCCTGCACCGTGCCCGGCTGGCGCTCGCCGCCCGGGCGCACCCGCCGACCCGGTAGCCAACCGACGGCACACCCCCCACCATTCCGAACGAGGCCGCCCCCGGGCGGCCTTCGTCGTTCCCACAGGAGGAACACCCACCATGTCTGAGACCCTGAAGATCAAGCTCTACGCCGAGCGCCGCAACGCGTGGGAGCAGGCCAAGACCACCCTCGAGGCCGCCGAGGCTGAGAACCGCGAGCTGACCGCCGAAGAGACGGGCGCCTTCGAGAAGGCGAACGAGGCCATCGACTCGCTCGACGCTCGGATCCAGACGCTGCTCGACCACGAGAAGCGGGCCGCGAAGGCCGACGAGTACGCCGCCGAGCTCGAGCAGCGCGGCGCCAAGCTCGACGCCGCCGACCCGGCCGACTCCGAGCTGCGCTCGTTCCTCAAGGGCGAGCGCCGGTCCATGGTCGTGGCCCCGGAGCGCCCGCTGAGCGTGCAGGAGTACCGCGACCTGTCCAAGCTGTCGGCGGGCGCGGGCGCGAACACCGTCAAGACCGGGTTCTACGAGAAGCTGATGGCCCACCTCATTGATGTGTCGGGCATCATGTCGGCCGGGCCGACCGTCCTCGCCACCCAGACCGGCGAGCAGATCCAGGTCCCCAAGACCACGAGCCACAGCTCGGGTGCGCTCATCGCCGAGGCCGGCTCGATCACCGAGTCCGACCCGGCGTTCGGCCAGGTCGCCCTCGACGCCTACAAGTACGCGATGAGCGTGCAGGTCAGCACCGAGCTTGTGACCGACACCTCGGTCGACCTGCTCGGCTACCTGGCAATGCAGGCCGGGCGCGCCGTCGGCAACGCCTTCGGGGCCCACGCGATCACCGGCACCGGCTCCTCGCAGCCGAACGGTGTCGTGACCGCGGCCACCCTCGGCGTGACCGGCTCCGCGTCGGTGTCGGGCGCGTTCACCGCCGACAACCTCATCGACCTGTACTTCAGCGTCATCGCGCCCTACCGCAACTCGGCGAGCTGCGGCTGGCTCATGCGCGACGCGACCCTCGGCGCCGTCCGCAAGCTGAAGGACACGACGAACCAGTACATCTGGCAGCCGTCGTTGCAGGTCGGTGCCCCCGACACCCTGCTCGGCAAGCCGGTGCACACCGACCCGAACGTCGCGGCGGTGGCCCTGTCCGCGAAGTCGGTCGTGTTCGGCGACTTCTCGCAGTACTTCGTCCGCACCGTGCAGGGCATCCGGTTCGAGCGGTCCGACGACTTCGCGTTCCAGAACGACCTGGTCACCTTCCGGTGCATCTTCCGCGCCGACGGCGACCTCGTCGACACGACCGGCGCGGTCAAGTACTTCGCCGGCAACGCGGCCTGACCCGGCCGGCCCCGGTGGGTTCATGCCCACCGGGGCTGGATCGGTCCCCCTGTTCTTCTCGTGGAGGTGTGCAAGTGCGTGTGATTCTGTTGGCTTCAGTCTCGGGCACCCGTGACGGTGTCGAGTGGCCGCCCCGTGGTTCCGTGGTGGACCTGCCCGCCGATGAGGCGACTTCGATGGTCCTGGCCGGCATGGCCGAGCCCGTGGCCGCCCCGGTCGTGGAGTCGGCCACCGATCCGCGCCCAGGGATGGAGTCGGCGACGGCGCCGCGTCCCGCCAAGCGTGGGGCCAAGAAGGTCTGACCGTGGCCTATCCGACCGCGTCAGAGGTGAGGGACAGAGTGCCGGCGCTGAAGAGCACCGACGCGTTCCCCGACGTGGTCCTGACCGACCTCATCGACTCGTTCGCCAACATGGCCGAGCGGTACCGGGGCACCGCCTACGTGACCCGCACCGTGACCGACGAGCCGCACGAGCTCTACGGAGACACGGTCGTGTGGCTCGACTGGCCGAACGTGCAGGCGGTCACGTCGATCACGGTGACCCTGTACGGGTCGACGCAGACGATCGACGTGACCTCGCGTCAGGTCGACAAGGTCGCCGGGCGGGTGGACCTCGGGAGCATCTTCGCCTCGCCGGTCGCCGCGCACGGCGCCTACTCCGGCACCGCGCTCGTGGACTACAGCCATGGGCTGACTACGACCCCGGGCGGGCTGGTGCGTGCGTGCCGCGAGTTCGTGCGCGCCTCCGCGCTACGTGACGCGTCGAACGTCGGCCGTGATGTCGTGAGCCAAGGATTCGAGGGTGGCGGGACGACCCGGTACGTGACCGAGGACTGGGCGGCCGGACGGCCGACCCCGTTCAGCGGCGTGAACATGGAGCTCAACGCGCTGCGCGACTACCGGGCCCGCGACCTGTGACCGAGCCCACCGCGGACATCGCCTGGCAGTGCACCGAGTACCTGCTCGACCTGTTGGGCCGGTGCCCCGCCCTCGCCGACGTGCGGGTCGACCCGGGTTGGCCGGGCGATGAGCAGTCCCCGCAGATGCTGTGGGTGTCCGACATCGACGCGAACGACCTCGATCACCCGGTGATGACCGGCGGCCGGATCCCGGCGAACGAGAACTTCGAGGTGCGCCTACAGGTCGGCGTGTTCGACCAGCTGACCAACGCGGCCACGCAGGCCCGCCTCGGCGAGATCCTCGGCGCGATCGACAGCACGCTGCGCGAGGCCCCGAACCTCGGCGCCGCGATCGAGGGCGTCAAGTCGGCGCTCGTGACGTCGAAGCAGCGCACCGTCGCGAACACCCCGGACGGGCCGCAGGGCTACGCCGAGGTCGTCGTCCGGTTCGAGACCCGCATCACCTGACCAGGAGCATCACCGTGAAGATCGTCGTTCCCCATGACCTGTTCCTCACCGCGACCGGCCAGGAGCACGCGGCCGGTGACGTCATCGACGTCCCCGACGAGGTCGGCGAGAACCTGCTTGAGCAGGGATGGCGCGCCCCGAAGGCGCCCGCCAAGAAGGCCGCCGCCCCGGCGGCGAAGAGCGCACCCGCACCCGCAACCGTGGCCGACCCGGCCGAACCCAAGGAGTAACCCATGGCACTCGGATCAGGCCAGGCCGGCCAGGTCGGTTTCAAGCTCGAGACGACCACGGGCGTGCCCGTCACCGTCGACACGTTCGTCCCGTTCCTGAGCGAGTCGCTCGACAACGACACCCCGACGATGGTCAGCAAGGCCATCGTCGCCGGTCGTCGCATCCCGGCGCAGCACGCCCAGGGCAACACGACCCTTGCGGGCGGGTTGCAGATGGAGCTCTACAACAAGGGCCAGGAGGACCTCCTCGCCCTGCTGATCGGCACGCCGAACAAGACGGGCGCCGGGCCCTACACGCGCACGTACAACGCGACGGACCTGACGGGCGTCTCTGCGACGATGCAGGTCGGCCGCCCCGAGGTGGGTGGCACCGTCGACCCGTTCACGTGGGCGGGCGTCAAGGCCCAGTCGGGTGAGATCGCTTTCAAGGCCGGCGAGTTCGTGACGCTCGGCGTCGACCCCGTCGGCATGACCGAGTCGACCTACCGCACCGTCACCGACGGCGTGACGACGAACACGAGCACGACCATCACTTCGGCCACCGCCGCGTTCGTCGCGGCCGACATCGGCAAGCCGATCGCAGGTACCGGCATCCCCGCCAACGCCACGATCGCCGCGGTTGCCTCGGCGACCTCGGCGACCCTGTCCGCGGCGGCGACCGCGACCGGGACCGGGGTCACGTTCACGTTCGGCAAGGCGCTCGCGTCGGCGTCGTTCCTGTCCGGCCAGACCCCCTACACGTTCGCGCACGGGGCGGCGACGATCGCCGCGTCGGGTGTGAACGTCACGGGCGGCAAGGTCAAGTTCGGCTCCATGCTGAACGCCGGCCGCCGGTTCATCGGGACCCGCAACATCGCGCAGCCCCTCGAGTCCGACGTGCGAGACATCACGTTCGAGCTCGACCTCGAGTGGGACACGATGGCCCACTACACCCGGTTCTTGTCGCACGCCGAGCACGCCGTCGTGGTGGCGTTCACCGCCGGCACCGACTCGCTCACGATCACGGGCAACTGCTACCTCGGCAACAGCCCGAAGCCGCAGGTGTCGTCCCGGGACATCCTCGAGCAGAAGCTCGTGCTCCCGGTGGCGCACGCCACGTCGGACACCTCGGCGTTCTCCGCGGTGATGGTGAACGGCACCGCCTGAGATGGCGACTGAGCTGGCGCCGGTCACCGGGAAGGACCTCGCCGCGTTCCGCAAGGATCTCGCGGCGGTGGGCCCGGAGTGGCCGAAGCAGGTCAAGGCCGTGAACGAGGTCGTGGCCCGCAAGGGCGCCCGCCGCTCGATGGGTCGGGCCATGTCCATGGGTGGCGTGTGGGCCCGGAACGCTTCGGCGATCCAGCCCCGCGCCACCGCCCGCGCCGGCTCGGTGCGGGTGAAGCCATCGAAGGGCCGCAACTCCCGCACCCGGGGCGCCAAGGCGGCGTTCTGGGGATCGAACCAGCGCAGTGGCTGGTACGCGAACGAGCGCCACCATGGCCAGGGCCGGGCCCAGCACCCGCCGTGGGTGGGGAACACGTGGAAGGCGGGCGTGAAGGGGCAGGGCCCGTACGCGATCAACGACGCCCTCGCCGACTACGGGCCCGAGCTGCTCGAGGACTGGGGCCACGCCATCGACGAACTGACCGCCCGGGCCTTCCCGGACCGGTGACCATGAAGGGGGACACATGACCGAGGCGCCCGAACCCGGGTCCTACAACCGCGAGCCTGAGACGCCACCGGTGGACCCGATGACGCCCGACGCGGTGCCGTACCTGAACGGGGCCCGGTTCCCGTTCTTCGTGGACGA